CTCTTCTGTTGCAACATTTATTGCCTTACCTTTTCTATCTGGATTTGGATCCTCTCTTCTTTTTCTTTCTGCCGCTCTTTCTTCTTCTTCGGGAGACATTTCTGCTGCCATTTTTGAACTACCGCATTTTGGTTTAGTAGTTTGCCCAGGTTGTTTGGCGCAAGGAGCACCTGCAAATTCGCCTCCAAGTTGAACCCACCCTGGTACTTTTTTTCCAGTTTTTGGATTAGTTCCACTTGATTTTCTAAACCAATCCCCTAAGTTATCATCACCAGACTTTGATGCCTCTTGAATTTCTGTTTCTTCTGGAACACAATTTGGAACCATTTTCTTTTTTTTCTTTTTCATTCCAACTTGCTTATAACCATTCCAACATGCCTCATCCACACTATCTTCTTCACTGCCAAGATAATCTGCCGCAGTATCAATATAATCTGTTGCCTTCGTAATTTTTGATTGTACCCAAGCAGGAAGTTGTTGATTTCCTTTTTTGATATTTTTTTTCAATGAATCAACTGCTTTAGTAATAGTTCCCAACTCATTTCTTGCCATATATCCTTCACTATCTTTTTTCTTACCATTCTCAATCTCTTTATGATTTTCATAAATCTTTGATTTTTTTGATTCTTCGCAATCATCTGTTCCATGCATAGAACACATTTTTCCTTTTTTTGTGTGATTGCAAATAGATTCTGTTTCTATTATAAACTGCTTAAAACTTTTCATATGAAACTTTTTAACTATTTAGAAATATCTTCTGCATTTAATCCATTCTTAAGAAGTTTTTGTAGTTCTGCAGTAGAACCAATAAAGAGTGCATTTGTAACATTCTTTGGTCCAGATTTTTCTTCTTTTTTGAGTTCTTTTACTTTTTGATGTATATCCATTAGTTTATCAGTAGAATCAGCAACACTTTTAATCAACTGTCCAAAAACTTCATATGCCCTTGGTTGTTGTCCATCTTGAGCAAGTTCCAAAAGACTTGTTGCTGCTTCTTGTCCTTTTTCAATTAAATTATAAAGAGTTCCACGAATATAATCATAATCCAATTCTGAATGATCTTTACTTTGAATACTTTTTATTTCTTTTTTTGATTCTTTAATAATTTCTTTTGCAGTAATTGTTGCTTTAATTTCCAAAGATTCATCTATCTTATCAAAATTATTTTTCATACATCTATTCCTTTGGTTGGACTATAAATTTTTCCATCACCATAGTCATAACGATATTCACTAAATCCAAAATCATCATCCTGTTCAATTAGAGCATCATCTGCATTATTGATAATATTTACAACCGCACCAACAATATGTGATACAATTTGGGTTTCATCTTGTCCCCTATTAACTGTAATTGTTTTTCCAGATATTTCTTTAATATACATTTCTTCATTATCAATTTCAATGTAGTCATTCACAGAAAGTGATGCTGCATTGCTTACATCAAATTTGGTAATTTTGTCATCTATATGTTCTGCCAGTGAAGTTGTATTATCATTGGTATAATCTTGTATTGCTCTTGGTTCAGCAATATAACGAAGTTCTCTACTAGCATTTTTTCGGTTTGTGTTTGTATAATAATCGACTTGTACTTTTTTAATAAGACCTTCAGTAGAATCGGGTAATGGTCCAAATAAATATGTTTTTGCTGTAAAATCTAAATTATAAATTATAATTCTTTTTTCATCATATCCACTTTCATAATTATCTTTAAAATTTATACCTCCAAGAATTAATGGTATATCACGTTTTTCACCTATAGCAGACACCAAATCAATTGTTATATTAAAAGATGGTTGAAAGTATGGAAGAATTTGCTCTACAATTTGAAGAGCATCATCGTTATATTGAGACATAATTGAAAGTTGTATGCCCAAATTATAAGGAACAGGCATAAAAACTTTATTTACTGTTTTATCGTCTACATTACTTTTAGCTATAAATGTTTGCATAGTAGAAACTTTTCTACTATTATCATATTGAATACTATTCATTTCAAATGCAATTCTTGGAAGAGTTATAGAATTTCTTTTTCTTAAATCTGGTTTTTGTTCTAATCTTGCTAAAAACTTTTCAACAGGGCCATATGCAATCGGAACTTTTATATTACTAAAATCTGAACCATCTTGTTTTTTGTGTTTGATGTTAATATCATTAAATAAAGTACCAAATGCAATAATTGTCTTGCGAATTATTTCGTGATAATAGTATTTTCCTAACATAATAATACCTTTATTAAATATTTAGATTTAGTAATCCCCAAAAGGGTTTCTTTCACTGAAATCTAAAATTTCATCTGCTTCATTTTCTATTGGTATGTTATCTGCGTAATCATCATATTCATCTTGAGTATTGATTAAACGAATTTTATAATTTGCATTTGATCCTCCACTTGTTGTTCCCATACCAACTACAGATTCTCCCTGAATAAAACTTCCATTTAAAGTTTTGACTTGAAGTATTCTTGTATCATAATCCCAATCATTTACATAAGCAGTAGTTCCGGTTGAAACTCCTCTTACTATTTCATTAAATATATAATTGCCCGTAGATACGCCAACAGGTGAAGATATTGTAACTACTGGTGGCTTATAACCTGCTCCAGCATTAGTATAAAGAATTGAAGTTACAATACCAGAAGAATCAATCAATGCTAATGCAGTTGCATTTGTTCCACCAACAGGTGCAGTACTTATTGCAACAATAGGTGCAGTAGAATAACCAACACCACCACTAATTAAATTTATTGGACCCAAAGAACCAGAAGATATAATTGCTGTTGCTATTGCACCAGATCCACTATTGCTTATAATACTAACAGTAGGTACGACTGTATATCCAATACCTGGATTTATAATTAAAATTTTATCAATTGAACTTCCAGTTTGGCCAGAACGACTCGTCATTATTGCAACTGCTGTCGCATTTACACCTCCAGAAGACGCAGTGCTTATTGAAACAATTGGAGCAGAAAGATATCCTGTTCCGTCATTAATTAAATCTATTCTTGATACCGAATTGCCACCGATAGGCCAAATATTGGATGCAAGTTCTGCAGTTGCAGATGCTGATGTTGCACCTGAACCGACCATAATAAGTTTTGTGATATATCCAAAATCTTTTACTGACTCATCAACTTCATCAATACTTGTATTGATTATATCATCTGCTTCATAATCCATTACTTCACATCTTAATTCGTAAACATATAAATTATTCAATTGATAAAATGGTTTTTTTCCTTCTACATATTTGATTTCAAAAATTGTATTATCTAATGGAAGATAAATTAAATCTCCATCTTGTGGTCTTGATGCTATTTCAATTTGTGGATTTAAAGAAATAAATGGACTAATAAAATCCTCATATCTTTCTTTTGAAATTATAAATGTAACTTCGTCAGTAGTTTTTACACCAAATTTTGATAGAATGTCTCCTTGACCTCCAAATCCCTCATAATTAACTAAATATGCTTCAATTCTGAATGAATCATCAAATTCTGATGCTGTTATTTCTCTTAAAATTGTATTTTTATTGATAATATTTCTTGGAAGATATACTATATCTTGCCCATACATTTTCAATTGTTCATTAATCAAATCTTGTACTAATCTTTGTTCACTAGAAGAACCCTGCAAAAAATATGGATTAAGTGGAGACATAATATTATCCTATAAGGTCCATTGGTGGCAATTCATATTCCGTTTTAAGTTGATTTTCTGCTTCTTCTATTTCTTTAACTGCATCATCAAAAAGTTGTCTTCCATTAAGTTGCACACCACCAGGAAGTAATACTCCTTGGAATTTAATCATATTCTGTCCCCACTGTCTTTTGATTAGTGCAGTTAAATATTTTTTTAACCACCAATCATTATAAACACTTGATGCATCTGCGGGATTTACCATTCTATAGCAATCCAATATAAGATAATTGTTTGGGCTCATTTGGCTCCAATCAATATCCAAATATAATCTATGATTTTTTTTATTAAAACGAATTTGAATATCGGGTGTGATTAATCTACTCAAATCTTCCAAATATGTCTTAACCATTGCATAATTTAAA